AGAAGAGATAGATGAAGATGAAATTGATAAAAAAGCAACTAAAGCTGCTATGTCAGGCAAAAAAGACTCAATTATCTCATTAGCAAACCAACTTGTTAAAGTTGCTATGGAAATGAAGTCATTAGCTAAAGAATACAAATCAGCTAAAGAAGGTAAAGAGGTTGAAAAAGAAAAAGAAATTTTATCTAAATTAAAAGAACTTACCACTCAAAAGAAAAAACTTGAAGCTAAATTAAGCTAATAAAATATGCCTACTGACATAAAAGATATAATCCGGCAGGAATATGTTAAGTGTGCAGGTGACCCTGCTCACTTTATGCGAAAATACTGTTATATTCAAAACCCAACAAGAGGAAGAGTTTTATTTAACTTATATCCCTTTCAGGATAAAGTTTTGAATTTATGGAAGGATAATCCCTATTCTGTAGTTTTAAAATCTCGTCAGTTAGGTATATCAACCCTAGTAGCAGGATATTCTTTATGGTTAATGTTATTCCATAAAGATAAAAACGTACTTTGTATAGCTACAAAACAGGAAACAGCCAAAAATATGGTTACCAAGGTAAAATTCATGTATGAAAATTTACCATCTTGGCTTAGAATTCCAGCAGATGAAAATAATAAATTAACACTACGTTTATCAAATGGTTCTCAAGTTAAAGCAGTCTCAGCGGCATCCGATTCCGGTAGATCAGAGGCTGTATCTATGTTAATAATAGATGAAGCTGCCTTTATTGAAGGTATTGATGAAATATGGGCCTCAGCACAACAAACCTTAGCCACTGGTGGAGGAGCTATTGTATTATCTACTCCTTATGGTGTTGGTAATTGGTTCCATAAAACATGGGTAAGAGCAGAGTCACAAGAAAATGACTTTTTACCTATTAAACTACCTTGGTATGTCCACCCAGAACGAAATGAGGCTTGGAGAAAACGTCAAGATGAACTTTTAGGAGATCCTAAACTAGCAGCCCAAGAATGTGACTGTGACTTTAATACCTCAGGGGATATTGTATTCCATGCTGAATGGATAGACTTTTTATCCCAAACTACAATCCAAGAACCTATTGAACGTAGAGGAGCAGATAAAAACTTATGGATATGGGAACCAGCTGATTACTCAAGAGATTACATGGTAATGGCTGATGTAGCCAGGGGTGATGGTAAGGACTTTTCTGGATGTCATGTTGTAGATATTGAAAGCAATACTCAAGTAGCTGAATTTAGGGGGCAACTACCACCAAAAGAATATGGTTATTTTCTAACAGGTTTAGCTACTGAATATAATAATGCTTTACTTATAGTTGAAAATTCAAACATCGGTTGGTCCACAATTGATGCTATCATTGAACGAGGATATAGAAATTTATATTATGCCCCTAAATCTGAGGCTCACACATATGAATCCTACTTTAATAAATATGAATCTTCTTCAAATACAGTACCTGGATTTAGCATGAATCTAAAAACACGTCCACTTGTGGTCAATAAATTCAGAGAATATATTGGTGACAGATCTGTTATAATACGTTCTAAACGTTTGTTAGAAGAAATGAAAGTATTTATATGGAAAAATGGCCGCCCAGAAGCTCAAACAGGATATAATGATGACCTTGTTATGTCTTTTGGTATAGGAATGTATTTAAGAGATACATCATTGAAATTTCAACAACAAAGTATAGATCTATCTAGAGCCACCCTAAACAATATATCCAGTAATAAACATGGATATTCAGGTGCTTATTCAGGTAATAATAATCAAAATCCATTTAATATGAATGTAGGAGGAAGAGATGAAAGCATTCGTTGGCTTCTCTAAAATTTCTTATTATCATATATGACATACCTATAACATATGGCAGACAAAAGACTATTTCCTAGACTAAAAAAATTATTTTCTACAGACGTAGTCATACGGAATGTGGGTGGAAATCAACTCCACATAATGGATATAAATAAAATCCAACAATCTGGAGAACTTGAAACAAACTCATTAGTAGATAGATTTAATAGAATTTACACTAACCAGCCCACTTCAATATATGGGCAGCAATTCAACTTTAATTATCAGACATTACGTCCAACATTATATTCTGAATATGATGCCATGGATACTGATGCCATTATAGCATCTGCTTTAGATATTATAGCTGATGAAAGTACATTAAAGAATGACTTTGGTGAAGTATTACAAATTAGAAGCTCAGATGAAAATATTCAGAAAATTCTATATAATTTGTTTTATGATGTATTGAATGTAGAGTTTAATTTATGGCCATGGATTCGTAATATATGTAAGTATGGAGATTTTTTCTTAAAATTAGAAATCTCTGAAAAATTTGGTGTATATAACGTTGTTCCATACACTGCGTTCCATATTGAAAGACAAGAAGGATTTGATAGAGAAAATCCATCATCAGTAAGATTTGTTTATACTCCTGAAGGATTTTCAGCCAGTGGATATGGTTATTATAACCTGCCAGGCAATGATGCTAACAAAAATCATATTGTATTTGATAACTATGAAGTAGCACACTTTAGGTTATTAACAGATATGAATTTTTTACCTTACGGTCGTTCCTATATTGAACCTGCTCGTAAATTATATAAACAATATGCGTTAATGGAGGATGCTATGTTAATTCATAGAATTGTACGCGCCCCGGAAAAACGTATTCATTACATGAATGTAGGTTCTATCCCACCAAATGAAGTGGATACATTTATGGAAAAAACTATCTCTAAACTAAAACGAGTACCATATACTGACCCACAAACCGGAGATTATAATTTAAGGTTTAACATGCAAAACTTATTAGAGGACTACTATATTCCAGTTAGAGGAAATGATTCAGCCACTAAAATTGAAACTTTATCAGGACTACAGTGGGATGGTATTCAAGACGTTAATTATTTAAGGGATAAATTATTTGCTGCCCTTAAAGTACCTAAAGCATTTATGGGTTATGATGAAAACCTTGAAGGTAAAGCTACATTAGCCGCCCAAGATGTTAGATTTGCCCGTACAATTGAACGTATTCAAAGAATTGTAGTATCTGAACTATATAAAATTGCTTTAATTCACCTGTATGTTCAAGGATATAGGGATGAAAACTTAACCAATTTTGAACTTTCTTTAACTACACCTTCCATCATTTATGATCAAGAAAGGATAGCATTAATGAAAGAAAAAGTGGATTTAGCCACTCAAATTATTGAAGCCAATATTTTCCCTTCCGACTGGGTTTATGAAAATATATTTCATGTTAGTGAGGATATGTACAGTGAATACAGGGATTTAATTGCTGAAGATGTTAAACGTAAATTTCGTTACGCTCAGATCGCATCAGAAGGTAATGATCCTGTTGAAACAGGTAAATCTTATGGCACACCACATGATTTAGCCTCTTTATATGGTAAAGGAAAATATGATGAAAACGGTAATCTGAATGTCCCTGAAGGGTATGATGAAAAAAGTCCTTTAGGCCGCCCAAAAGAAAAAGCTTCATTTATAAATACTCAAAATGATCCTATGGGAATGGATCGTCTTGGTTCTAAAAGAATGAAATCAAAAGATAAAGACAATAGTTTAAAACCTACATTTAATGGTAACTCTCCATTGGCTTTAGAAGATTTACAAAAGAAGTTCCCTGATAAAAAATTAATATTTGAAGAAGAACAACATGCAAAATCGTTGTTAGATGAAAAAAATATTAAAGAATAACTCTTTTGTATATACATATAATAAATAAGAAGATAAATGGGTAAAATAAAACACTCAAAATTTAAAAACCCAGCAATCATATTTGAACTGCTGGTTAAAAAAATTACCTCTGAGCTTCTATCTAATAAAGAATCTGAGGCTGTTAGTATATTGAGACGGAATTTCACTAACACTGAATTAGGAAAAGAGTACAGGTTATATGAGACTTTATTCAAGAATAAACACTTAAGTGAAGCTAGAGCTAATACTATTTTAGAAACTGTTTTAGACTCACATAAAAAACTTAACAAAACTCGTTTAAAAAAAGACAAGTATAATGTTATTAAAGAAATTAAGGAAAAATATAATATTGAAGAGTTCTTTAAAACTCAACTCTCTATGTATAAAACATATGCCTCTTTATATGTTTTAACTGAGGCTTATTCTGATAATAACTTTATTAATCCTGATAAAATTATCCATAGTAAAATAACATTATTAGAACAACTCACTACTAAAAAAGTAAATGAGAATACTGTTAAGGAGGATGTGATGGATGAATTAAATAAATCAGACAAAGAAACAAGAATTCTTACCCAACATATTTTATTAGAGAAATTTAATGAAAAATATAAAAATCTTTCTTCAAATCAAAAACTTGTATTAAAGGAATTCATCAACAGTGTAGATAATAAACCTTATCTAAAAGAATTCTACAATACTAAAGTTAATGAAATTCAATCCCATCTAAAATCCCATATCAGTAAAACAAAAGATTCAATTCTAAAAATTAAACTAGAAGAAGTATCTAAATATATTGTTGAACTGGATAAAAAAGCCAAAATAAGTGATGACCATCTTGTAGACTTGATGCAATACTATAATTTAGTAGAAGAGTTAAACATATCTATAAACGATGGAAAAGTACAAATATAAATTAAATAAAAAAATTAAAGAAGCATCTACCACTGGTGGTAGTGCTACTTTTACCCCAGGAACTGGGGACCAATATACTACTCCATTTGCATTTAATAAAGATAAAAATGCTAAAGGTACTGCCCGCAATTATTACTATAAATTAGGTTTTAAACCTGTTCCTGATAAAATTAAAGGATCAGGCCTAGAGGTAAAAAAATTATATGAGCAAGAACCAACAGATGCTCAAAAATTCCAACAAACTAGGATTGAGACCTTTGATTCAATAGAAAAAAGAATAAATGCTTTATTACCTATATTATCAAATGCAAAAAATCAAACTGTAGAATATTATAATGATAATCCAACATCATTCGGTATAATATTTCCTACTGACCTAGTTCAAGAATTAATTACTCAAATCGAAAAAATCATTAAAGGAGAAGAATAATATGAAATCTTTACAAACACAATACAATCTAATTAAAGAAGGAAAAGGCAATAAAGAAGTATTCGTTAAGAGTGCTAAAGCCCAATTCCCTACTATCCCTAATCATTACGGATTTAACGAGACTGTTAATGAACTAAAACATAAAAATATTTTAAATGAAACCATGTTAGGGATAGTTTCAGCTCAACCTACTACTCCTGACTGGTTTAAAATATTTAATGAATCCGTAAATGAGGCTAAATCTGAGGAGAAAAAACCAACCAAAGAAGTGGTTGATATGGAAACTAGAGGCTTTGATTATAAAGATAAGAAAAACATTGATAATGTTTATGGTGAGGAATTTTTAAAAGGATTCTATACTGAAATGAATGATCCTAAAAATGAGGATAAAACCGTAGAAGAATTAAAAGGAATTGTAGCTAAAAACTTAGCCAAAGATCAACTCCATTATGTTAAAGATGGTCAGTTTGGAATTAAAGGTATAGGGTATTCAACTGAACATCCTGGATTAGGTACCCCAAAAGAGGCTAAAGGTAAATATAAATCAAGTGGGTATGGTGATTTAAAAGAAAATCAATCAACCCGCTCAGTAGGTTCTATGGTTAAACCTGAAGGTTTTCAAGTAGGAGACAAGGTTAAATATAAAGGAATGAACCATGAAATTACTCGTATAGTTGATGATAGAATCTATATCAAAAACTTAAAATATGGTGGAAGACCTGATACTTGGGTTAAAGCAGTTGATTTAAAGAAATCTTTAAAAGAAAATAAAGAATACCAAATTCCAACCGAAGTAAAAAATTTGGAAAAATATGGTGTAAAATTCACTATTGATCCACAAAATAAAGTTTCACCTATACAAAGAATAGGAGTACCTGTAAATTTAGATGATAAAATATATGATAAAATAGAAGATATTTTATATAGACATAATCTTAAATCCAAAAAATATTTTCTTAACAAAGAAAAAAAATCCAATAAAACTATTAATACTAAAAAAGAAGCATTACTTGCTTTAGATTATATTGAACCTACTATTAAGGAAAATGAAAATACTTTAATGGATATTGAAAATCAACTTTTAGATGCTAATATAGGAGATATGGCCTATGGAGGGGGGTACGGACCATTTGAAAAAGTAACACGTAATACTTGGAAAAATACTAAAACAGGATCTCTTCAACATTCTCGAAAATTGACTGAATTTATTGGAGGATTTAGTGATTTTAGAATATCATCTTCTACCAATGAATCTAAATTACGCTCAGCAATTCATCAGTTCATTAAAGAAGAATTAAACAGAGGAAAACTTTAATATGAAACATTTACTCATAGAAACTCAAACATTCCAACCAACAAACACCCTCTTGTTTGAAGGAAAGACCTCACCTAGAGGCAATCCTATAGTTGAGGGTATTTTAGCTACTGCTGAAATCAAAAATGGTAATGGAAGATACTACCGTAAGGGATTATGGGAAAGAGAAATGAACAAGTACTCTGAATCTGTTAAAGAAAACAGAGCATTAGGTGAACTAGACCATCCAGATTCTCAAATCATCAATCTAAAAAATGTATCTCATAACATTACTGATTTTTGGTGGGACGGAGACAATATTATAGGTAATAGAGATACTACCTACTCCTTCAGGTAATATATTAAAAGCATTAATTAGTAGTGGTATCAAAGTTGGGGTATCCTCTCGTGGAATGGGTAGTTTACAACCAATGGGAGAACTTCAAGAGGTACAGGATGATTTTGAATTATTAGCTTGGGATTTTGTAAGTACTCCTTCTAACCCCGGTTCATGGATGCATATGGTTAAAGAATCATTAAATGAATCTGCTGTTAAAAACACATCCAATAATCGTATTAATAACATTATAAAAGATATCCTTTGTTCCAAAGGAAATTGCCCTCTTTTCTAAACTAATATATTCTTTTTTACTAAAGTGCACCTTCTTTTAAAGAGAGTGCACTTTTTTTTGACTTTGAATCTCCATATACATACATATCCTAGACCAATATGCTATCCATTATATAGCATTTAATAAGTAATAATTTTTATTACGTTTCCCAATAAACGTATTTCCAAAAACAAATTTAATTATGGACAGAAAACTACTAAAAGAAGCTATTGCTGACGCAAAGGCAGTTAAAGAAACTGCTATTGCAAACGCCAAGGCTGCTTTGGAAGAGGCTTTCACTCCCCAACTTAAATCTATGTTTTCCGCTAAAATCCAGGAAATGGAAGATGAGGACAACATGGAAGAAGCTTATGACATGGATAACATGGAAGAAGCTTACGACATGGATAACATGGATGATGAAATGGAGGAAGAAATGGATTATTCTGAAGACCTTGACGAAGTAGAACTTGATGAAGAAGAATTTAATTTAGATGAACTCCTAGCTGAACTTGAAGGTTTAGACGAGGAAGAATCAGCTGAAGAGAATTTAAATGAGGCTGAAGGTGATGAAGAAGAATCTGAGGAAGAAGAAATGTCTGATGAAGACATGGAAGCTGAAACTTTAGATTTAGAAAACATGACTGATGAAGACTTGAAAAAATTCATTGAAGGAGTTATCACAGACATGGTTCAAGCTGGTGAATTAGAAGCCGGTGAGGACATGGAAAAAGGAGAAGAAATGGAAGACGAAGAAATCGTTGACATTGATGAACTCTTAGCTGAAGCTGGTCATGCTAAAAACATGAAAGAAAAAGCTAAAAAAAGCATGAAAGGAGAAAAAGATGAAATGAAAGAAGAACTAGAAGAAGCCTACGCTACTATCCAGAAACTTACTCAAGACATCAATGAAATTAATCTTCTGAATGCTAAGTTACTTTACACTAACAAGATTTTCAAAGCTAGTGCTTTAACAGAATCCCAAAAGGTAAAAGTATTGAGCTCTATGGACAAAGCAACCAATGTAAAAGAAGTAAAACTAGTTTATGAATCATTATCTGAGAATTTGAAGTCGAAAAAAGCTCCAATCAAAGAAAATCTAAACTTTGCTTCTAAATCCGCTGGTGTAGCTCCAAAAGTTGCTCAATCTAATCCTATTTTAGATCCTGCAATGGTGGCTAGATTTAAGAAAATCGCCGGAATTTAATTTTAATTTTTAAACAAACAAAACCCTAAAAGTATGTCACAATTACAATCTCTATTAGAGAGTGCTAATCAGCATAAAATCGTACAAAACGATGCTGAAAGATTAGCACGTAAGTGGGCCAAAACTGGCCTACTTGAAGGACTTGCCTCCGAAGCTGACAAAAACAACATGGCAATGATCCTTGAAAACCAAGCAAAACAGCTTCTAAATGAAACCTCACAAACTGGTGGTACTGCAACCTTTACCGCTGGAACTGGTGAACAATGGGCTGGTGTAGCTCTACCATTGGTAAGAAAGGTGTTCGGTCAAATTTCTTCTAAAGAATTTGTCTCTGTACAACCTATGAATCTACCTTCTGGTCTAGTATTCTACCTTGACTTCCAATATGGTGGTTCAGGTGGTGCTAACAAATCACCATTCAACATTGGTGATTCAATGTATGGTGATAGACCTGCAGCAAACAATCCATTTGGTAACACTAACACTGGTGGTTTATACGGAGCAGGTCGTTTTGGTTACTCAATCAACAACACCTCTTCTGTTAACACAGCTACTACTTCTTCAACTAATTGGTTTGAAGATTTTAATGCTGATGGAAATTTCACATCTTCTTTTAGCCAATATAAAGTAGTTTCTATTCCTACATCAGGTCTTTTAAACTATGATCCTGAAGCTATCAGAGGATTCCAATTAACTACTGGTTCAATAGCTGGTCCAATCCAATTATCAGCATTCACTAAAGCAAGTGGTTCAAACCTTGAATTCATTGTTTCAGGTTCTCAAGCTCCTGTACAAGGTTCAAGTGTTACTGTAACCTTTACTCTACAACCATTAGACAACAAAAGAGGTGATTTTGAACAAGGTAACACTGATCTTAACTCAAATAACACTACAATTAACATT